CCGCTTATTGTAATGTCTTTGCAAACCCGTGGTGAGTTTGCCATCGTGACAGTGAACCCACCTGTACCTACGTTTGAGTTGGCATCAAAGAAGACGTTATCAGCAGCCGTAGGAACAGAAGCACCGCCAGCACCACCAGAGGAAGTAGACCATTTAGTTGTGCTGGTGCTACTCCATGTGCCTGTGCCACCAACCCAATAGCGATCTGCCATTTATCATTCCTCTGATTGTTCTTGCGCCGCTAATGCTTCCATCTGGGCAATTTCTTCTTCCGTAGGGACGTATGAAACAACGGCTATCCAACTGTCTAACCGCTGCTGTTTCATCGCCTCAATCTCAGACTCAGTAAACGTATGATTGTCTGACAAATGCAAAGCATCGCAGAACTTGCCGTACTGAGTATCAAAAGAAAAATCTATTTTCATTATGCCAACGTAACAGATAGGTTGCCAGTGGTAATGCGGAAGATGTCATCAACATCAATGGCTTTAGACACATCCAAAGCAGTGTGATAAAGCAAATTACCGCTAGTTGAAGCATCACGGATACCGATATGCGTTATTGTTCCCCACGACGATGTGCAAGTCGGGAATTCAACCGCAGCGTTATTGGTACTAACGCCATCACTAGGAGCGCCAAAGGTTACCGCAGTGCGTGCATAAGAGCCACCAGAGACTTCTGTACCAGTATCAGCATCAGTCGGATCAGTTGTGTAAAGAGCAACATAGACCGTTGCTGGACTTGAATAGCTCGTGTTACGCAAAGTTGCGTTAATAAGAGCGTTTTCTAAATAATTACTCATTTCTGCCATGATTTCACCTCACGTTATAAGACATTGCCATAGGCTGACCACTATATTCACTAGCTTGGTCAGAATTAGATATAGAAGCGATAGAACGGTCATAGAGAGCAGCCCAGACCTGCAACCTAGCATCGTTCATCAGGTACGGTTCAGCCTCTCCTAGCGCCCCGTACAGCAGCGCATCAGGGCAGTTAGCCAAGAACACATTGCTTGCATTGGAATCACTCAGTAGTGGAGGCTTGGCGTAGTACAGCATCTGAGCCTGATAAGCAGCATCAGGGATAGGCGCAAACTGAATCTCTGAAGCCAGGACAGTGTAAGTCCTTGGGATACCAGACTCAGTAGCCCGTGTACTCTGATAGAAGGCATTAGGGGATTCATACGATACCGAACTAAGCGGGTTCGTATTAAAGTGAATATCCCGCATCTCAAGGAAGTCCGTAGGCAGTCCAACCTTTGAATTACCGCCCGTAGTAGAAGCCGTAGCCACTACCAGCATCTGACGGATTCTCAGGTCTCTACGCAACCGTTCCTCAGCCAGACGGATGAAGTCAGGGATTACTGAGGTCAGATCGCTACGAGCTAGGTAGCTGGCTATCGTAGTCTTTAGTTCACTATAGCTCGTCAAGGCCATGACTATTTCCCGTTGTTATGCGCCTCAATAGCGCCTTCTTCTACATCTTCCCATCGATACTCGTATGTACCAATGTGACCAATATGCTTGGAAAGGCTGTGATCTACATGAGTCTGGAACCCGGCATCCAAGGCTTTGATGCAGAAATGCACATCCTCGCCAATAATGCCCTTTGATCCCCAACCCACATCAAACCAAGGTTTAGGCACTTTCTCAAACACTTCCTTGCGAATCATCACCACACCAAAACCAACCGCTGTGACAGGCTCTATACCTTCCTTGCCCATCGAATCCACCTTGTGCCATGCGTGACGGATAATCTTGCCCTCGTCATCCTTCTCTAGCTCAAGGTTTAAAGCAGTCGGTAGCGTAGGCTTACGTCTCGTTACCGCATTAACCCCAACAATCGGAACCTCACGACTTAACAATATATCAATAGTGTCAGCCGGGAACCGCATATCTGAGTCAATGAACAGAACCGCATCACATCCTTCTTTGAGAGCAGCATCTACTAGCTTCTCCCTCTGATCGAATATCAGCGTTCCTGCCATCGTATACAACTTTAGGCCGTTGCCTTCTTGAGAACACCTATGCTTAGAATCTCTGCCTACCATCTTGGCAAAGTCGAATGCAAAGGCCGTGTGAACCTCGTCCCGAGCTGGTACGCAAACGCCTACAATCATTAGTTCCCCTTAGAGATAGTTCCGCGATAAGTCTTCCATACAGCATTATCAGGATTATTAAGCCAACTGGCAAACGCTGCGTCATCCACAATACTAAAGCCCTTCATGATGCCGATCTTGTTCAAGTCATCAATGACCGTGAACGGGATTCTAGCTACATGGTGCAGGTCTTTAAGATGCCCAGTCCTCTGCTTGTCGAACTCTAATTGAGCCTTGTTAGCCTCAATGATCTCCGATACATCCTGTTTAGTCTCAATGACGATACCGCCGTCACCGTCCGCGTGTACTACCGTATCTCTAAAGTCCGTCATAAGTTCTCGATGTGCGACCAAGTTCTACCAGTTCTAACCCCTCGGATACAGTTAGGAGAAACCCCTAGTTGCCTTCCAAGTGCTGCATGGTTTAGTGTGCTTGATCTAATCAATCTTACCTTTTCGGCATCTAGCAGCGATTTACCGTTGCCTTCACCTTTAGGGGCTACTATTACTTTACGACCCTTTCGGATCATGTCATGCGTGTTCTCTTTTGGCGTTCCAATAGACAAATGATTAGGATTTACACAACTAGGATTATCGCATTTATGCATAACGTACATACCATCAGGTATATCTTTTTTATTATGCAATTTCCAACTAACCCTATGCGCCCCCTCACTACCATCTTTCTTAGCGCCTAAAGATATTCTTCCGTAGCCATTTGAAAGACGCTGCCCAGTCCAATGCCAACAATCATCTTCCGATTTCTTGTCAACAAACCGCCAAAATCTTTCTTCAAGCGTACTCTGATCTTTCTTTTTTGAATGGGGACTGCCGTACTTTTTTACTCTAATGTAATGTTTCTGACAGTACCCCATTGCCACTACTTTATTTAAACAGGTTTCTACAACGCATTTCATAAACACTCCCACGGGTTAACATGGGAGTATTATATAATAAAATCCGTTACAGTGCCATGTTCAAATCTGCGATTATGCCATGCGCAGCTTCGTTCTTAACCTCAAGCGTGCATTCGACCAGAATCTGGGTCTTGTCAGCATCGCCAGCCTTAGCCAGTTCGTTTGTCTGGAACGGACGCAGGTAAGCAATAGCTGCGTACTCAGGATCAAGGATCAGAGCATCGCGGGTACGCATGAAGCGGTTAGGAACCACCGACATATTGCCGAAGTCACTGACGTAGATGTCAGCAGCACCGATAATTGTCGAAGGAGCAGCACCAGTCACGTTGAAACGAGTCTCAGCGATACCAGTGAACGAGCTAACCTTCTGCTTACCAGTTGCGCCAACCATCAGCACTTTAGGCGAACCACCGGAAACGAACACCTCAGCCACGACTTCTTTCAGCAGGGCTTCAGTGAAGGTACGGGTGTTACCGTCAGTACGGGTCGAAACACCGATTGTCGTAGGATCGCCACCGTTGGTCTGAGCCGACGAGTTGGTCTTGATCCACGACAGCAGCGAACCCATCTTACGAGCGTTAGAGCCATCACCAGCAGAGCGACCCTGATTCGACAGCAGGATGGTCTCTAGGTCTCGCTTAATTTCCTGCGATGCCTTAGCAAGTTGATAAGCTTTTTCAGATTTTCTGGCTGCCTTGTTCACTGTGTCCAGGGTGCCGGAGACCTTAATTGTCTTCTGCAAAATTTGAGTATAATTTCCAAGACGGACGGTAGGATCAAGAGTTGCATCCGAAGCGTCAGCACCTTCAACAGCAGCGTTAGCGGTAGTAGCGGCTGCAAGGCTGTCGGTCTGCCACTCGTGGTAAACAGCCGTAGCTTTGGTCTTGCCAATCGAGGACATGAAAGGAGTCTCGGTTGGGCTGATGTCATAGATAACATCGGTAAGGTCTTCGCGCTGACCAATCGCGCTGTGTGCGGTATAAGTTGCCATGATATAAAGTTCCTATAAGAATCGTTCAAATACACTTGCGGCATCTGCCACCCGACCGGATGACTTCGCTCGCGCTTTAAGTTTCTTCAGTTCCTCGCTATTACTGTCTCGTGGCTTAGATACACCGGGCTTAATCGCCTTGGGAGCCTCTTGCACACGCTTATTAACAGCAGGCTTGCTTGACTGTAGTTTGTCGTACTGCATAGCCTTAAACAGCGTCAGAACTGCTCTGGAATCGAACACATTAGCCAATTCCTCATCAGAGAATCCCATCTGCTTACCGTAAGTCCGAATATCCTTTCGGATTGATTCGCCCTTGGACGGGTCAGCAAACTCAGGTATCGCAGCGACCAGCTTCTCAGACTCCGCAGCAACCATCTGCCGCATCTGCTGTTGCCTGTCATATTCCTGCTGTTGCGAGATTCTCTCCCGTTCAGCACGAACCTGCGCTAACTGCTTCTCCTTCTGAGACATCTCAGCGACCTTCACGGCATAGCCAATCGGGTCAGTCTCTTTCAGGTAGTCCAGATCCTCTGCTTGTTGCGGCTGGTTTATCATCTGCTCGATGAGTTCCAACCTTTGCGCGTACTGATCGCGCATAGCCTTAGCCTCTTGAACCGCTTGGCGCTCGGCCTCAACCGCCTTACGTTCCTCAGCTACAGCTTGCGATTTCTTGGTATAGTCAGTGCCAAGTTGATAAGACTTAATGAGTTCATCTAAGGTTACCTCCCGGTCTTCGCCAGCGGCTTTAACACGGTATTTCTGAGGCTCTTCTGACTCATCCTCGCCATCTTCTTGTTCTACCTCCGACTCGTCTGAATACTCAGACTCATCAGATTCGGCATCGCTATCGTTGGCCTCTAGTCGGCGTTCCGGTTGTTCCTGTTCGGAGCCTTCTTCACCACCCATAAGACCCAAGATAGCGTCAGCTGCACCGCCTACCGTTAACTCACCACTACCCGCAGGTGTCGTGTTTTGAGTATCGCTCATTTATGTTTCCTAAATTATATCGGGAACCGCCCGACACGGGTTACAAAATCTTCATCCTTTTCTCGTCAATCATCTTCTGAGCAGCGATACCGTCGAGATAGGTTTCAATGGATTCCAAGACTCGGAGGCGCATATACGCTTGTTCCCTAGTCTCAATATCCGCATAATCACTCATTGCAAACTTGTTAATCTCTGTGCCTCGGAGTTCTTCCATCATCTCCTGCCACATTGGTTCC